TTATCTTGCTCTGTAAGACCATACTGAGAATCCATTGGAATTTGGAAATAGAGAGCTCCCATTTGATGTACGAGTTCCTGATAACGAGGAACAAGCTCATCATTCAATTGATCTAAGCCAGCCCTACAAACCATGTATGGTTTGGCTGACTCAGCTTTCTCTTGTTGAGCATGATGTGATGATGTACATCCTGTCAACACTAATCCTAAGAGTGCTACTGCTGCTAATGCTTTTCTCATGACTACCTCCCTAAGATATTTGATTAAATATAAATGAAATATCAAAGTCTGTTATACCATACTTTTTAACGTATTCATGATACTCATTTATGAAACTTGGTTTTGTTTCTAAACACTCTTCAATAGCTTCTATAATTCTCTCTTCTGTTGTAAAGTGAATAAAAGGAACTTCCTGCTTAAGTTGGTAAATAGGTGTTGCTATAACATGACATCCAAAGTAAAGAGCATGGTAAGCTGTAAGTGGATTCAAATCTTGTTTTGATGGAATGACTACAATGGTAGATTGATTAAGAAATGCATAAGGTCTTGTTATATAGTCAAATACATAAACATTAGGCAGACTAGATGACATAATACGTGAAACTCCTCTACCTATAATGAAGAAATCAATTGGAAATTTTCTAATTAACTTTGGAATTAACCTTACATTTTTGTAGTCTTGTTTATAAATGTTGCCAATAAAGCATATTCTGTGTTTGTCCTTTCTGAATGTACAGAATTTTTGTAATTCATGTACATCAATTAATGGAGGAAGATATAAAACATGTGTTGATGGAAGCTTTTTCTGAATTTTCTCAACCATTAACTCAGATGGTGTAAGGAGAATATCAGGTTCATATCTAATGTGATCTAACAATTGTATATTTGGATATGTTAGGACATAAACTAATTGTTTTGGTCTATTTTCAATGTTTATAAAAGCTTCATCAACAACTATCCAAATATCGTAATCTAATGAAGGATGTACAACAAAATCAAAATCTAGTAGTTTATTGAGTTGGTAAATGTGTTCAAATGCTCCATACCAGAATGGTGGTGGATATTTAGGTAGTACAATACATCCTTTCAATCTAGTTTCTCCGCAAACATCTTACATACTGTATTATGCAAAGGAAGATCATCCAGAGGCTTATTATCTTTCAAACGTTCCTTAGCTTCTTGTAGGACCTTATCTAAGAAGTCATCAATGTTTCCATTTGAAAGCTTTTCATATTCTTGATGAATCTTTGGATAGTTTAATGCTAATAACTCATAGATATCAATGAATGATGAATCTGTATCTGAATAAAATACATAATGTTGCTCCTTTTCTGCTTGATGTACAACATCTCTAGTTAGTTCAAATTGGAATTCATCTACATCAGAAATCTCATTGCTAAGTAAAGCTTTAATAAGATTTTCTGTTATACCTGACACAAACTTAATTTCATATTGTCCTGTTAATGTAATTGTAACAGATACTCTTGTATCAAAGAATCTATATGCTTGATTTCCCATAGCTCCATAAATTGCATTAGCTAATACTTTAAGAGCTTTCTGTATAACATTGTATTTTGCTCCTAATGATCTTTCTTCTGGATCACTACTAGCAAGAAGTCTTAATGCTTCTTCCTTATACTTCTTTCTTCTGGATATTAGATCTTCAAGGATTTGTATTAAGAATCCTTTCTTTGATCTATCAAATATAGCACCTGAGAAGCTAATTGTTAAATCACTATTGTAGATTTTCTTTTTAAGATCTTTGACTTTTATCCGGATTGTTTGAGGTTGCTGAAACTTATCTTTATTAGGATCAAGTATAACAGTTACTTCCTCATCATCAACTTCATCTGTTAGTAAGAATTTCTCCATAAAGGTTGGATTTGATCCTTCTTGAATGAAACCTACAAATGTTTCAGGTGAAATGTTTAATGAAATCATTATGGATGGATACATAGAAGATGCATCAAGGTCTATAACCCATGGAATGAAACCTTTTCTAGGTTCTCTTACAAAAGCACCTACAAATGCAGATGATTTATCAGCTTGTAATGGTCTTTGTCTTAATGCATATCCTTCCTTTTTAGCATACTGATACATCAAACCATCAATCTGAGCTAATGTTGAATAGCTGTTAAGATAAGCTACCCATGAAAGATCTTTTAGCATCAGATGCAATTCAAGATTACCTTTCTTAGCTTCTAGTTGTTGAATAAGTTTGGTATCAACAGCTGAATATGCAATATAGAGATTTGGGTCATTATGAAGTAAGTCTGAAAGAGTTCCTTCATACTTAACCTTATTGAGACCAAGATTCTTTTCAACTATGTAATCCAAAGTATATCTAATTTCACGTTTTTCATAAGACTTATATAATTCAAGTAGGTCTGCTATGATTATTCCTGGTATTATATGAAATCCAAATTTACCTGATGGATACATTGGTTTATTGATGGGTGAAAAGATTTCCGTATCAATATTCAATCTTTTACAACGATTAGCAATGTAGTTAATATCAAAGTAAATGTTCCACGCTGTTAATACATCAATTTGAAATTCTTTAAAAAGTTTTGCTAAGTGAATAAGCATATCTTTTTCATTATCAAAATGAATAAGATGAAAGTTTTCGATTGATACATTATTCTGTTTAATGTATTCATGAATCTTATTCTTATCAATTTTGTTTTTAGTTATTAATTCGTTATTGACAAGTTGATAGAATTGATTCTTCACTACAAATGAAATAGTTGAAATAGGATAATTTGCATCTCTTTCATTTGGGAATACTCCATCTTCAGAATGAACCTCAATATCAAAAAAGCCTATTGTATATGTTGGTTCATCAGGTATAATCTTTTTGATTTGAAATACTAACCAATCATCGATTTGAAAATCAAAATCATAGTAAACCTTGTTTTTATCCATTTTTAAAGCTTTATATCTGTCATTCACAATAGATTTGGCAGTTGGACCTTTCTCCTGTATAAGATCTGATTCAAAAATTAATGGATCTGGTGATTGATTAGCTCTCTTAACAAAGTAAAAGAAACGTACATCATTCAGGAATACATGCACACGATCTTCGCCATTGGAAAATCTTGCAAATATACCTTGATCAATAATATCATTACCAACAAAATCTTTGTATCTTTGTACATCTATAAGTTTATATCCAAGCTCTTTTAGTCTACTTAGAATTGGTATAAATGTTTCAGAATTAGCATACATTATTGGTTGTATATTAATGGATGTATCGTATGATTGATTTTTAGATTCAGATGTATAATTAGTAGTCAGAGATTGTGAAACTTGTTCAAACACGCGTTTAAAGATAGGTCCAAACTTATTTTTATTCCTAATAACAGCCGATGGATGAAGGTTAGGGATAACTTTGATTTGCATTACACCTCCATTGATATTACTTGTTTAATGGGACATGTATCATGAGGATAATGATTCCAATAGAATTCAACGATTTCATGTGAAGATTGAAGATTCTGTTTATAAGCTTTATGAATGAATTCTGTATCCGGAATTCCATACCAAATTCTCTTATATGTATCTGGATCAAAATGAGATCGAAATACAATAAAAGATTCAATGTAAGGTATAAGCTTATGAAACTTGTCATCAGGGCAAAAATGTTTTATGATGTCAACAAGATATATGAATGCAAATTGATCAAGATGTACAACAGACTTTAATGATTCAAGGCATTTATCTTCATCAATTTCTAGTTTGTTATTCATGAATTTAGTTTGTGCATGTTGTATGTAATGGTAATAAATAGATAGATCCTTTTGAGTTTTTGAAAACTTCATATAGAAATATTGAAAGATTGCTTTTGTAAGAAAATACAGATCAATTTCCCATTCATAGTAATTCTGTTTCGTTATCTTTTCTAGTAATTTACCAGCAGATATAATTGCTTGTCTATGAGGATCTGGCAATAAGAGAGAACTTGATTCTCCAAAACTAAACAGTCTCTCTAGCTCGAAAAACATCATTTACTCCTGATCAAAGTTTTTATCCAAGTAAGTGTCAAGTATGGCAATCAAATCTTCAAGTACGTATGTTATAAACTTAGGATCATCTGTTTCAATAAAATTTTGCAAATGATTCATGGCAGATCTAGCATAGGTTTGTCTATCTTTATAGAGTTGAATCTTAACATCATTCATCATACCTCCCTCAAATGCTTATTGTAAATTCTTGACCAGCTACTTTCGTTATACCTTGATCAAGAGGTATTAGCATATTAGTTGCTAATGCACCCAAAGGCATTACAACTTTGGGTTTGAGTTTACGAATTTGTTCAAGAAGTAAAGGTTTACAGCATTCCTGTGTTTTAATATCAGGATCTCCATTATTAGGAATATAACACATACAAGCATTAGTAATTACTATGTTAAGGTTGGAACATAACTCTTTTAAAGTTGATCTTAGTTCTTTTCCACTTCTACCTACAAAAGGTTTGCCTTGTTTTCTTTCTTCTTCATATGGATTCATACCAACAAGAACTAAATCAACCTCATTCCTAGTTGGATCACCTATGATGTAATCAGGTGGAACAAAAGGTTGAGTTCTTAATGGACAATGAGTACAACCTTCATATTTGGGTGATATATGTTTATTATCAAGTAGATCTATAATCCATTGTTTATATTCTTCCAACCTTTGTTGTAATGATTGATTAGTCGGTTTAGCATGATCAATTTGTTTAGCCATTAATTCAAATATGTCTTCATCTTTCTTAAGTTTCTTAGCATTACCACACATTGCTTTACAATTTTCGTAACCTAGAATTTCATACACATATGTTAGATCTTGAGGTTTGATTTCAAAATGATCCCATAAGCATTTTGCTAATGGATCTTCATGAGGTTTCTTTTGTGCTAATGTCCAAAAATCTCGTTTACTAACTTTGAATTTTTTCACTAATTGTTTGAGCCGTTTTAATAATTCACGTTTGCTTATGATATATATGTTATAACCAGCAATTCGCTCTACAAGGTAATCTGTTAGTTTAGGATTCATGAGAAATGTTGTAAAAATAGTTTTATGAGTTATCTGTTTTGAATCAATCAGTTCCTGAGGTGGATCTAAAGATGGATCTTCAAACAACCAATTAAAATACCATTCCCATACATTCTTACCTTTAACAGCCATTATGAACTCCTTTGTTTTGGTTGTAAATGGTCAAGGCTAATTTCTTCCATTTAGCTGGTAAGTATGACAACCAAACATCTAAAGTTTCCAAATCAACCTTTTTAATAGTCTTCTTGAATGTAACAATAAATGGTTCTGGACGTGTTGGTTTGTTTAAGGGTGTCCATATAGCATCTCCTTTCTTTTGGTTGCATTCTGGACAGCAAGTAACCAGATTTGTCCAAGACCAAGGACCACCTTTTGACTTAGGTATCACATGATCAACTGTTGCTTCTTTTTCACTTACCTCTCTTCCACAATATTGGCAAACATATCCATCTCTTAGAAAAATTAATTGTCTAGATGGTGTGACGTAAATATGTCTGACATCAATAACAGAATTAACAAGCATCACAATAGGAACCATAAATTTTTGATGTGGTGTTCTAATAACTTGTGATGGATGAAATTCAAGACATTTGATTCCACGTAAGTACATTTGAATTGCTTTTTGAAAGTTTGCAATCATGAATGGATAGTATCGAATGTCAAGAATAAGACATGGTGCTTTCATTCAATCACCTCACTTAGTGTAATGAAAGCATACTTAATTAAATAAAAACTATGGGATCAGGAGCAAAAAAATACGTACTCCTGATCCCTTACTTCAGTTTAATATAAATTATTTTGTAGCAAGCTTTTCAACTACCGCAATTCTTGGATTCTCAAGAAGTCTAGGAAGTGGAGATGGTTGTTTCATGGTTTCAGCATTAAGAATCTTATCAAGTTTTATTTCGAATATACCAGATTGATTGATATTAAGAGAACCACGACCTAAACCATTTTCTATATGAACAAGAACAGATCCAGCTGGAACATCAGAATCAGCATAGTAGTATGGAACTATGTAATCTCCTGTAACTGGTGCATAAACTTTTTCATTTCCGTTTGTATAAAATAACTCAACTCGTACATTAATAGGATCTCCAATTTCTACTGTTGTTATAGGATTACCATTAACATCTTCAAACTTGACATCCATATAAGGTGGAACTGATTGCATTTCTTGTTCGTTAAATTGCTTAATCATTTGATTTGCATATTCTTTAACTTCGCTTTCTGTCATAAACGGTTGACCTGTTTCTGGATTTACATGTTGATCTATTATAACTTCTTTAGTTTCATTATTGATAATCTTAAAAGCATAAGTTGTATCTGTTGGTTGATAGATTTCATAAGAAAACATTATTACCCTCCAAAGAGACTTTGAATTGTTTGTGTAATGTATGGTTTGATGATTAGTTTAAAGTAACGTTGTGATTTGAGTTTTACAATTAATTCTATTTGTTGATCTGTTGTTATACGACCAAAAATGCTTTTTGAATCAAAAGCTATTCCAAATGGTCTTTTATAAACAGCTTCTATTTCATCATTAATAGAATTCGGAAGTTCGAATAATTTACTATATTCACCAATTCTGGCATATATGACAATTTCTTGTAAATGAGCTTGTATATCACGCAGTTTTGCAAATTCACAGGAACCTAGTGTTGATAAGTAATCAGGAATAGCATTAATAACGTCTAATGTACAAATATGTTTATCATCTACATGAAGATGTGATGAAATAACAGATAAGTCACATGTATCTGTTTCATAAGATTGAAATGCATTACAACTCAATGCATCTAAAATTGTTTCAACACGCATATTAATAGAAAGAGAGGGAGCACACGAAAGCTCCCCAACTCCATTTTCAAAAGAACCTTGTCTTATTGGATATGTAACAAAACAATCTTCACTTTCAAATTGCCAGGAATGAATAGAATCTACCACGTTCAGCACATCTGTTGGTAAGGTATAATATGCAGCACATGATGTATCATAGAGATGTGAAACAGAAGATGGCAAACTGATATCCAAATCTGCTGTTGATGCTAAATATTGAGTTTGTTGCTTCCATTCAACATCACAATAATCTTCTTGTATATCCTCTACAAATGCTAATGGAGAAATAACTTGTATTTCACAAACATCTTGATTTGCACAAGTTAATATATCAAATGAATCATTAACCTCTAAGACTGCTGTTTCCATATTTACACCCGCTTAGGAATTAGATCCAATTTTGTAATCAAATCCTACCCTTACTCTTGATACACCTTTAATAACTATTGGAACAGTTACATCACCTGTAGCAGATGTTGTGATTTCTTTCTCAATTGATCCATCTTTAAATGTTGCATCACCTGAAAGAATCTTGAGAGTTCCTGTAACAGATATTCTTTGTCCTTCAAAGTTGTAAGCAGATACAATAACATTAGCTGTAACAGGAGTTCCATCAAATACAACATTTTTCCTATCGAATTTAATGAATACTTTAGCAGGTAATGTTGGTGTAAGCATATAGTAAGTGTATTGTGGACCTCTTATCCATAATCTCTTATAGCTATCAAGTGCGATACAACTTACTTGTCCGATACCTAATGGATAATCAACCCATTCGTCATTTTCAAATACATAAGTAACAGCATCATTTTGTCCACCAATTACAAACTTTGTTCTATTATCATCAAGAAATATAACGCCTGTTGTCTGTTGTTTCAAATCTTTTTGAGTAACAAATGTCAGAACTGATGGATCAGTTGAATCAATTTGGAATGTGTAAATTTTAAAGTTTCTACCATCTGGCTTGTAATCAACTCTACTTTGTACAATAATATTCAGGTAATTGTTAGAGTTTGTACTTGTTATGAAACAACCAACTATCATACGGTTATCATTTGTGTTAAAGAAAATATTGCTTCCTGTGAATGTTACTGTACAATTTTTCTTTGAACATGTGTTATTTTGTACATCTAATGTATACATTTCAATTGTAAATGTGTTTGTATCTGGTCTAGCAACATAAAAGATTTTTTGGTTTGAACTAGCTGTATCTGGATGAAATTGTGATGGAACATAAGTTGCATTTTTCCCAACTCTACTTTCTATTAGTTTACTAGCAGATTGTTGAGAGATGTCATATGACCAAACTGTAAAGTAGTTACCATCATGACTTGTATATGCAAATACTTTTGTATCTGTTTTTGTTAGGAATCCAAAAGTTGCTGAGTTATGGTTTACACGTGCACCATGAACGATGTGGATAGCAGATCCACCTACAACACGAACCCTGGAAAACAGATAAACTCTATCGTAATATGAATGGTGCTGTCCAACAAGAAATTCTTCATCATTCAATCTTATTGCAACACCCATTCTGGTGTAATTTGAATCTTCATCATTAGTTAGCAAAACTTCTCCTGTTTCATCATGAATCATCATACAATACATACCATTACCAGGAGTAAATACTAAGCTGTTTCCTGTTTCTAGGAATGAGAATGAATTTCCTACATCATCCAATAAGTTTGGGTTTGCTCCAAATGTTCCGTTATATACACGACATATACCACTGTATGCTATTTGACTGCCAGGTGCAAAAAATACCTTCCAGAAATCACCATCACGTCCAATTGCACGAATCTTATGAGCTGAATAAAACTTATCTTTTACAAGTGTTTCTTTATCATATATTTCATATGCAAGATAAAGTCTAGTATCAGTTTCACCAAATGTTACAGGACATGCAGAGTTAGCTTGAAACATAGGTTTTGCCATTATAACGCCTCCTTTTACAGTTGTAATTTATGTTATAGAACATATATTTGAAATAAATGTTTGATGGAGGGAATCATGAAACTTTTAGGTACAAAAGAAGTAGCAGATCGTCTTGGTCTGCATCAAACCACCATTGTGCAATGGTGTCAGAAAGGTAAAATTAAGGCTTTTAAGGTTGGGTCTGTTTATCGTATACCCGAATCAGAAGTTCACAGACTACTGGGTGAAGATACACACAATACTGAAAATCAAAACAGTTCATCATGTGAAAAGATAGCAATTTATGCAAGAGTAAGCCAAAGATCCGATAAGAATCTTGAAAATCAGGTTAACCTTCTTAAGCAATATTGTATATCAAGAGGATATACAATTGATTATGTAATCAAAGATACAGCTAGCTCATTCAATTTCAGAAGATCAGGTTTAAAGAAACTTCTTGATTTGGTGTTTAACAAAGAAGTAACCAAGGTTGTAATCTATCATAAAGATAGACTGTCCAGAATAGCTTTTGATCTCTTCAAATACATATTCAATAAGTTCAATGTTAAGATTGAAATTGTTGATAATGATGATAAGAATCTAGAAGATTGGCAAATCAAAGATTTAACTGATGAACTGATATCTTTCATCCACTATATAACATCAAGACTGTATGGTTTTAGATCATATAAAAGAAAACTTCAAAAACTTAAGGAGTGTGTAGATGAGTTACAGATCAATAACCATTCAAACTCAGAAGAAAAGTCAAATAAGAAAGTTTCAAAATAAACTTTTCTTTCCTGTTGCTCAATTCATTAATCTGTCAAGAATCTTCTTTCTTGAGTTAGAATCATATGATTCTGATCTCTTCTTTGAGATAGCTAATCAACCATACAAGTTTAACACACTTGTGAGGAAACTTTGTGAACCTTATCCATTCAGAAATAATAAGCTAAATCATGTTCTTGAAGATCTCAACAAACTCTATAAAGAAAAACTAGGATTTGGTTTGACTAAAGCTCTCACTAATCAAGTTCTGTGGAGTGTGCAATCTGTACTAAAGTTGAGAAAGAAGGGTCAAAAAGCTTCATTACCTAAACCTAGAAAGCTTAGTCAAATCAACAAGATTTCATTCATTGTTGATTATGAATGTCTTAAGCACATGAATAACAAATTGCTTATTAAGCTTGGTCAGAGCAAAACTGGAAACAGAGTCAACTACAAGGTAAAACTTCCAAATTTTGTTGATAAAGCTAAAACGGTTACAGTTGTATGGATTAGAGATACTGCCTTGCAATTCCATATCACATATAAACAACAAGAAGATGAGTTACACATAAAAGATCTCAGTGGTTTTGCATCCATTGATTTAGGCTATACAAACCTAGTTTCAATGATATCCGATAAGCTAGAATCATTAGTCATCAATGGTAAACCTTTAAAACATTATCTGGTTTGGCTTACAGACAAGCTTGCAGAGTTTCAATCCAAAGAAGATTGGATTTCTTATAGAAAGTTATGGTTGTATCATCACAATTTGATGAAAGTATTCTATACAACAATTGCTAAACAGATAGCTAATGTACTAATTAAGAAGAAAATCAAACATGTTTTCATAGGTCAGAATATTCTCAGATCATTCCAGGAGAAATCTAATCTTGGTAGGTTCTTCAATAAAGCTTTTAGACTTATGAAATTTGGTTATTTTGTAGCATTGCTTAAACAGTATCTACAACCATATGGAATTGAAGTAAAGTTGGTTGATGAATCATATACATCTCAATTCGATCCTTTTACAAATGAAAAGGTAACGAGAAAGAGATCTCTAGCTAAAGGTTCTAAAGCTACCTACCATGCAGATCTTATGGCTGCTCTTAACATAGCCAAAAAGGCTATGCAAACAACATTTGCAGCTTCTAAAGAATGGATTAGAAAACTCACACGACCAATTGTTGTAAAGTCTTATTATAAGTTATCTAACATGTATCATTTTTCCTTGCTCCTGAAGTCTGCCATTAAGTCGATTTCAGGAGATCAACGGGAGAGTTTGAAACTCTCCCAGGCCTAGGTAATCTTTGAAATCTTAGAGATTATCTAGGTCCTTTACAATCTAAATGTTTTTACTTTAACCTTACAAGGATTTTTGATTTCAACTATAAAAGGACCAAATCCATCTAATAGCATATAAGCTGTTTCTCGAAATGTATACTGTTCAACAAGGAGTTTAGTACTTTTAGCAGAATCTGTTTTGTAAACACTTACATGGACAGGTTTGTCTGTTGTAGGCTCAACTTGTAACCAGTGTTTTGTTGAAACTATTCCATCAAATAATTCGTCTGTATAAATTGTACCTTCTTTTGTTATAGTAAATTCTTTTGATAAAGGTAGTAGTACACCAGTATATTTTGCTGTTTGCATGTTCAATCACCTTATGTTGTTTTTATCCATTTAGAAGTTGGGTCTTGAATTGTACAATTAGCTTGATTATCACAATTTACAGTACTTACTAATGATGGATGTGATAAGCATGTAGCTAATGTAAATGTGTTACCTAGAAACTTACATGATTCTGCAATAACAGTTGTATTTTCTAGATTCATAAATGTAATGAATTCAGAATTAGAGTAGTTATAAAAGATACATTGTTCAAATCTAACTGTACATGATTTGAATATTAAAGGTATGGAAGGTAAATATTTTTCGGTTAATGGTTGTAATGTTTCTGGTAATGTAAATTGTACATTCTTGAAAACAATATAACTATTGCTAAACCAAATACTTCCAAGAGCTTGACTGTTTTCATCTATTACAGAAAAGACAATTTCTAATGGATTGTTAAGTTTAGATGCGTCAATTTCAAAATGAATCATATCTGAAATAGTTACATATGCACCATGTACTACATGTGCTTGAATATTTTGTGGTTTGATACTTGCTTGGTAAAATTGATTTGCTGTATAAATTGCATTAACAAAGTTAGATGTAGGTGATTCTAATCCATCATTCGTATCAGAACCATTGATTTGATCATAAACAACTTCTACTTGCCTTTTTTGTCCTTGTATTTTCCGTAAAAGTTTTCCAACATTGAAACCTAGTTGATACAAAGTCGTACTCATCTTTTATCTCCAAAACCATCATATAAACCATTTTCAAAATCCTGGATTGTACCAAAGTTTTCAATAGATTCTAATACATCTTGTGTAAGTCTTGAATTTAAGTTTGTTACTGTTTTTTGTAGTACTGTAAGTTCTGAATTAAATTCTTGAATATATTGATAAAGAGACTGCACAAGACTTTGAAAATCTGAATATCTTGCATCTATGTATTCTTTTAGATTATCATATTCTGACGACCAAAATTTTATAGCTTCTTTAACAGATCTCATTTAGAATCTCCATTAATAGGTTTCATATACAACATGAATAGCAATTTGATCTGTATCTGAATTCTTCTTAGCATACAAAGCATCACCACCATGCAGTAGAAACTTTTCAAAATTAAAGAATATGGTATCTTTTGGTTGGATTTTTTGATCAACAAGTAAATGCGTTTCAAGATTACCTGATACTAAATTTCCATTACTATCAAATTCTGGAAGACTTTTTCCATGTGGAACAGCATAAATTGTAAAAGAAGCTGGAGTATCACCATAGTTGACAACTATAAGATTGATAACAGCTACATTATAGGGAGAAATAGCCTCCACAAGAAGAGTAGGTGTTGTATCAAGATTAACGCAAATCATATCTACCTCCTTAAGCAATTATGTTTAAACGAAGTAATTTTGAAGAGCCAGACTTATTCGAAATAACAATTGCACTGTCACCTTGTTCATAAACATCAAATGACTTACCATCTATATTTACCCAATGCCACTCACCACCAAATGAAACTTGTAACGAAATATCATGAATAATTGGAGCTGAAGTATAAGCATTCAATAGTATATCATGAATTTCTGCATAATTGGAAGGTTCAAAGTCGCACACAATCTCAATCTTGTCTATTTTGAAATCATAAAGTTGTTTCATAGATAGTTTGTCTTGGATTTGATCTAATGTTAGTACATTTTGTAAGTTTGTTGTAAATGTATTGTTAGTACTATCCCATGTGTAAACCTTTTCTGTTGTTGAAGATGCAAATACTATGTTATGATGTGTTGGAAGAGTCATATCCCAATGGATTTTACCATCATAATCAATTGGTTTTAAATCAAGAAGCAAGTAAGCTAACAAGCTAGATGAATTTGGATTTTCAATTCTGATTTTGTAAGGTTGTTTATTAGCTAAAACTTTAACTTCTTTGTCTGTTAAAGCACGATTGTAAATTCTTAAGTCATCAATATAACCATCAAAGTATGATGTAGGCATACATGCATTTCGTTCATAATCATATATGCATCCTATTGTCCAGAAAGGAACTTTAGCTAATGAATCAAGATTACATTTAAGACCTGTATCTTTTCTTACACCATCAACATAAAGTATTATGTTTTGACCAGGATCAAATACAACACATATATGATGCCATTCATCATCAGCAATCATTTGTGAATCTGTGTAGTGATAATCAGTTTGATTTCCTCCAAGTCCTGAGAATATGTGCATATAACCATTAGTTAACTCAATTCCAAAATCTCGACTTGATCCACCACGTGTACTAAATCCTATAATAGTAGGTGAACACCATGGATAGGTTCCATTTTGTTTTTGCTTTGTTCTAATCCAACATGATATAGACATTGGTAGTTTTGTAAAAGGTTCTGTTATTTTTAGATATGATCTATCACGAAGATGAATTGCTTTACCAAATACACCATCAACAAACTCTATGTTTTGCCCTACAGGTTGTACTGTAGTATGATTGGTTTGATCTTCTACAGAATTATCAAATGGTAAATAGACTACATAATCCTTTGGTGTATCATTAGATTTAAATACCAAAGAATCTATCTGAACACCATCACTTTCTTGTATTCCTTGTATTTTCTCCTCATAAAGAATAGAAATTTCATCTTCTGTTAATGCTTTATTGAATATTCTGAGTTGGTCCATATAACCGTTAAAGAATGAATCATGCATTAATGTTGATCCAAAATCATACAAAGCACCAATTGACCAAAAGCTTACATTAGCAACTGAATTTGAGGATTGGCTTCTTTTTGCAACCAATGTTTTATCACAATAAATACGATACTCATTTGTATCAAATACTACAACTATATGATGCCATTTGTTATCAGCTACATATTTGTTGGTTGTATAGTAATCTTCTACACCAAAACCAGAGAATACATGTATATATCCATTATGAATCTCTATTCCAAAATCATTAGATTCAGGATATGCAGTTGCAAATCCAATTAATGTAGGATGATGCCATCCAGCACTACCAGATGATCTTTGTCTTGTTTTGATCCAACAAGAAATCGTAAATGGAAGTTTTGTAACAGGAGGAGTCATTCTAAGATATGTACGACCATTGAAATAACATGCATTTTTGAATTTTCCACGACCATATGATACACGTCCATACGAAGTAATTGTTACATTATTGCAACGGTCTGAAATTGAGTTATCAAACTGTAGCAAAACTTTTGAACTACCATCTTTGAATATATCACATGTATTAGATGTATCAATAGTTGATAATAAATCATTCGTTGCATTTGACTGTTCACTTTGTAATATTCTATAAGTTTTTGTTTCTTTTGCATTGAATGAATCTTGTATCCACACAAAATCATTCCAAATTTGCCATTTAGGAGTTTCACCAGTTTCTGATTGTACAATTATAAATGTATTAAAAGGTGGTTTTGGTATCTTAAATGTTACAGTTCTATTACGATTCCGTGTGTTTGTAACATTAATAGTAAATTCTTGAACAGATACCTTAAATGGAAAACTGACATTTTCCAAATCAGTTGCCTGTAAATAGATAGCTATATCTAGCTTATGACCTTTTTGCTTAAGTTGATCAAAAACAGTTGGATCTAATGATTCTACATCTTCGATAGTCATAAATTGTGTTGGATCAAGATCAATGGTTTTCCATGAAGATGTTGTTTTGTCCCAAACTAACCAAGATTGTTTATTATCAACAGAAAATGCTATTTTAATCTGGTCTGGACTTTTTGCATTATACTGAATTTGAATTTGATTAATCTGATTTATAACAGACAAATCTACAGATTTATTGGAAATGAGGAGGGCGCCAGGAACAACCACAACGCCCTCATTTAGATTTATGTTAGTCATTATTAATCCTCCAATATTTGAGTGTTACATAACCATTCTCAAAGACAACATTATCAGGGTTATCCATAATCCAATCAGACTCTGTTCCAACATCCATTGTCCAAACATCTACTTTACCAGTCTGACCAGGTTTAAACTCTTTCAAATTAAGGATTGCTCCATCTACATTAGTTGCTAAAGGAAGTTCAATTATTTTTGTTTCGTTATTATCCAACGAGAATTCATATGTATATTCATATTGAGGAACTGTAATAAGCACTCTCCAATCTTTATCTTCAGATGTTAAGTTTTTGATTACAGTTTGAGTAGGTGACACTAAGCTTATATCGTAATTAGATTCATTTTCAAATCTGTAAATTGGATAAGTATACAGACGTAAAGATATATCACATACTGTAGGTGTTTCATAATTAGTATCACTATGTTTAAGATATGATATAAGTTGTATGGATGAAGCATTTGTTTCTTGCAATACTTGAGAAATGAAACTTCCTAAAGTTTCTATTGTAACTTCTGAATTTTGTACATCTAGAAGTTTTGTTGTTGTGTGAAGTTGATTTTGTTGCATATAATAGATTTCATCATTAGCTATTGCACCAAATACAACATTGTCAAAATCACCTGTATAGGATGTAACATCACATGTTTTAACACGTTTTGTGTTTATATAGTCTGAAATTGCAATACCATCATTTTCATAAAGAGGATGTAAACTCACAAAAGAATCATATGAAAAGCCAAATGTATTCAAACAAAGTTGATCAATTGTTGTTACATTAGCTATAGGTGTTGGTTTGTTAAATTGACATTTCAAATCAAATGAATTACCAACGTATCTTGTACATGCAAACAAACCTATTTCATAATTGTTAGGAAGAGTCCATGATGCTAATTGTTTACCAGATGTTTTGTTTGTAATTACTAATGTACCATTTGATACACTGAATTGTACAACATCACCACTTTTTACATTATGATTATATAATCCATCTTCTTTGTGAGCTATAAACAAGGCATTATAGACACGTTTCCTATCATGATCAAGTAGTACAATACCAGCAATCAAATATTGGCTATAATTATATGTTACAGTACACTCAAAGTTATTATATTGTAATTTTCCAAAAACAGCTTTACCAAACCACCCTACACCATTAACAACATCCAATGATTCTTTACCGTAAATTCTAACCATTTTATCATCTAATGAAACTTGTATACCAGGATCAGATACAGATGAGAGTTTCGAATAATCATTACGATTAACATATTCCATTACTATAGGAGCAATCCTCGCATGTTTAGGTGGTTCTTCTGATGTATAAGTCAAATTAGAAACAAGATGTGTTATTTGATTCTTGGTGCTCACATATGCATTTTTGTCTTTGTTGTATGGTAAATCTAGGTATCTCTTGTTTTGAATCAATGTATAGTCAGAACCATCATCATACATAACTATATTAGTAGCTTTTGAATATGGAACAACATTACCATTATCATCTAATGGAATAAATGGTTTACATGCATAAGTAAGAGGATAAGTTACATTAAAGTTTGATAAGGTTTGCTGTCCTACTTTAATTGCTAATAGTTGAATGTCACCATAGTTTGTATTTCCATATTTATAGCTTATATTCCATTTGTTATTGATTAAGTTACCATCAATTTCTACTTGTCTATTAGGATATCTTAAAGGAAATACAATTGCTGATTTACCATCAACTAAACAACTAACTACTCTATTTCTACCATCTATTACAAATTTCACATGAGCTGGTTGGTTTGTAAATTTTGGTTTCCAATGAATAATAGGATTTATGATGGAGGAAGCAAAGAATTCAATCTGAGATAGATCAGATACATCAAACTCTATTGTAATTTTGCTGTCCTTTACATCATCATATCTAAATAAAAGATAACCGTTTCTAATATCTACATTTCCCTGTTGTAATTGTATAGGAGCAGCACTCAAATCTGTCGATGAAGATCCATCATAAAACATACGAGCAGGATCTATGGTTTTAAGATCTTGTCTTATTGGAATCACCAAAGAATTAATTCGTTTCCATCTACCATTAGTTTGTCCTGGTTCTGGTAAATTAAGAGGAAGTATATAGGCCTCTTTGAAGTAAGTTTCAGAAGGATCATGATTTTCACATTCAATTGCAAATCTTATATTGTCACCAGAAAGATTTTGATTAGCATAGTACGTTCCAAGACGTTGACCATCTCCATATACATCTACTCTTCTGTTTTGTACATGAAATTCTAATGTGTTGTAAAACTTATGCATCCAAGACTGATGCCATATTCTTAGAATAATAGCAGATGTATTTCTATCAATCCAATCAAAACCCATTGTATTCCAATTACCAGTTACAGTTTGTATATCTTTTAAAACAATCTTATAATCATCCTGTGGAAGATTCCATTGTTCAAATATATACCAAACATAATTGCTATTATTTACTCGTATAAAAGATCCATCGGAACCAATAACACCATAAGGTGTATTTACATCTTGAAATTTAACAGAGACTATGGAACTTTCAAGTTGATTTGCATGTATATAATAAGGTGATAAAACTGTAAAATCTTTAACATAACCAGTTGTAACGAATTCCTGAGCACCATGTTTTAATTGATTATAAAGGTTTAAACCTGTAGTATTATTTGATGTATCATGAAGTACATAGAATGTCTTACTTTGATGAGCTCCAAGGGAGACAGGAATTAATGCATAACCTTCATATAATTCCCATGTTACATTTTGTCCATTTTCGTCTATAATCTTATTACTATCATATGGAAGTCTTACAAATATTACCTCTGAAAGGTTTGTATCATATGGATTCAATACTGTGATTTGATATTTTGTTGGATTTATCTGAACGCATTTAGAAACTTGAAGATTCTGAGTAAAGGTTTTACAGAGTGAATCAGTTCCAAGATCTACATCCCTTGGATCTTCTATCTCCTTTTTCATTACAAAAACATTTCGTTTATATGCTTTATCAGGATCATGTTTTAATGCTATAGTTTCATTTGCTTTAACATGAACCTCCTTTTCTAAAAGCAAATGACCAGGTAAAGAGTTTATTAAGCTTTCTGGTAAATCAATAGATGCCCATTCAAGTTGATTTGTTATGGGATTGATTCGCAAGTATTTTCCACTTTGTCCTTCTGTATCTGGAAATGTAGCTATATTCAATCTATACCATTTTTGATTTGTATAAAGATAGTATTCTTCTTGATTATTATTACGTTTTACCCATAGACATTGATCACTATTATCAACAGATGGTTGATCTTCGGAGTATACTAATTTAACATGAGAAGAAACAGTTTGCCATTCTTCTCCATTCCAAACATAAAGTGTTTTTGTTTCTGGATTATACCAAACATTTGTTTCATTTGGATTTGGTTGCTCGGAACTTACAGAAAGTTGTGCTCCCTGAAAAATTTTACCTTTGATAATCATGATAACCTATATCCTCCACTAATTTGTAACAATGACAATAGCATATGTATATTTTGTTTCATTTGAATCATTAGTAATTTTTATGTGTAATGTTTGAGATGTTGTATAAAGGATTGTTAAAGGTTGGTAGTCATGAAAGTTCGATCCATCAAAAGAGTATTGTAACTTAAGATTGGGATTCATAACTACATCAAATGCTATACGATTTGCAAAAAGACCATCAGTGTTCTTCAAATCAATTTGATATATAATAGAGGTTTGAGGTTTAAGTTGAATAAGTCTATCTTCAACCATAGATTCATTAGCTTTTGGAATAAGAATTGTATAGTAATTCAAACGAGTCATAATAGCAGCATAGACAGCATATGATTTTGTAATATTATCCAATGAAGCAAGGAAATCTCTTACTTCTGTTGGGAGATCTGGATTATAGTAAGTGTATACATACTTTTGACCATCAAAGAGTAATACTGTATTAGCTTGTTTATTTGTTGAATCTACATCTTTAAGTGAATCTATTTCATGAGTATGATTTTTAGCAGAGAAATGATCATTCACCCAAGTTTGTGTTGCAATTAAATCATAATTTGGATCTATTCCAATCTTCCATGCATCAATCTTTTCATCAAAGATTATCTTAGCTGGTGATAATGTTCCTCTATCAACAGCAATACCTGATTCACCTAAACTTACGCCCGCACCAGATTCTCCAGAGTTTATAACAATTTCATTATCCTTAACAGCTAAATTGCTAGAATCTACAAAGGTAGTTGAACCTTTTACAGTTAAATCTCCGTTTACAGTTACATTATCTGTAAATGTTTTATCACCAGAAATAAATTCATTTCCTGTACTATGTACATAACGAGAATCATCAAAGTCAACTATATCATCTAATGTATGTGTATGTTGTGCTGGTGCAAACAAATCTGACTTAAAACGTACTATTAGATTTTCATCATCAGCATAAAAATAATTTGGATCAAGCTTGTATTGAAGATAGTCAGGTTTGTTATCTTGATCATTTATAGCAACCTTATGATCTGAAACACCAAGACCTGATACTTCATATATGAATGGAACATTTCTCATTTAACATTCCTCTTATAATGGAAATTCTGGAAAGTCTAGTATTTGCACATCTAACTGTTCAAGTTCATCTAATGATTTAGCACTCATAACCTTTTGTTTGAAATCATTGAATACATAAACACATTTTACTACCCAAGCCTTTCTTATTCCTGCTTTAAGTAATTGCTCCCAATAGAATCTTTCATCATCAGGATATTCTGATACTAATTGATCAAACGAATATCCATTAAAGAATTTGTTGACCTTTTCGCCTACTTCAAGATAAATATGATCTAATGTTAAAGGTGTTGATGATGTTTTGTTCATTCTAATCATAAGAATTGCAGTACCGTAATAATCTTTTTGTTGATTATCTGCATTTTGTTTTTCTAGTGGATAATGAGAAAGAATGTATTCTTGTATAACTTCATTTGCTCGTTCTATTAAATGTTGTTTATAAGCTTCCATTTCTTTTTCTTCATCAACAACAATCTGTTTTGTACTAGGATTATATTTGTAATAACCAAATCTACTTTCTGGAAGAGAATCTACTTTCATAAAACCATTTGGATTCTGTTGTAAGAATTCATCCTCTTGCTCAGGTGCAATACCTTTCACAACTTTAACTGTATTATCATTTAAAATACGAACGATCATTGTCCATCTCCTTGATGTCCTTCTGACTTAAGCATTAGAACCTCATCTTGAGTTAGAGATCTATTGAAAATTCTAAGTTGATCAACATTACCAAAAGCACGATAACCTCTTGATGCACCCCATCCAAACACATAGAATTGATCTGTTATTTTAGGTGGATATCTTGGACTACTTCTTGTTTGAATTAAAGATTGTAATTCACCATTTATCCAGAGTTTATTATTATGCACATTATCAGCATGAAATTCTGCTACTACATGAATCCATTTATTTCTATATTGTATAAAATTCCTGATACCATATACATCTCCACGTCCTGTATTAAAACCAAAATCACCATAACAGCAATATAAATCATATACTTTGAAACCAAAAGGCATTGTATAATAACGACCTGTCCACCTAATAAATGCTGATATAGTTACGACTTTATATGAGGACAAACCTGGTATAGTTATTCTAACTTGGCCACGACCACGAAAACTTGCAACACTTTGTCCTATTTTACCATCCTCATAATATTCATAACGAATATTTTCCCATTGACCATCATACTGACCACCAAGATCATGAATATGACCATCAAAGGTCCAAAGACCAAGACATGAACCATCTTCAAATATGTCAACTTTGTGAATAGTCGTAGGTCCTATGATTTCTCCATTTGTTCCTTTCCATTTATTCTTATTGGGAGTGTTATCTATGCAAATCCATATAACACCTTTCTTTCTATTGAACCAAATAACATTTGGTTTATCAGGATTTGTATCTACAGATGGATCCTCATCTGATACATAATTGAACTTATGTGTTCTTACATCAAAATGATACCACTCTTTTATGATATTAGCTAAAGACATATTATGATTCTCCTTTAATGATTTATTTCAAAAACAGTTCGTAAGGTTTAGGCCAAGGAGAGAGGCCTAAACCTTACTCAAGTGATAAACCGCTGATGAAAATCATTTTGTCTGCTAATGATATATTTGGATAAGTGGAATCAAATTGCTCAAAATTAACTGACTGCATAATTTGATCAACTTCTGATTTTGATGTTGCTTGTTTAAGTTGATTTTCTAAACTAAGCTCATATTTTGTAACATCACTAATCCAACAAAAGAGTTTATCAGACTGTTCTATGAAGGATGCTAATTTCTCAATTTGTTGATCAGTTAGTGTTTTATTTGTAGAAAGAATCACCAAACACCTAGCAATAATTGATGTAAATCCAATAAGTCTTAAAACATTCTCTTTGCTAATAAGATATTTCTGATATTGTTCCAATAACTTGGTAATACAATGTTGTTTGTAAAGATCAAGTGAAAAGACCCAATCATTAACATTGTCATCCCATACACAAAATTCACATGGTCGTTTATTAGTATACAATGTTAAATCAACTTTCTCTCCAAGTTTATCTATTACAATAGATTCTTTTGTTTTCTTGTTATACCATACACCACGAAAATCATATACTACTTTCCATTGATTAGCATCTGAATCAAATACAAGTTTTTGATGTTCCTTTGTTTGAGGTGGTGTTTTAGTTGTACTTCCTACAAAAGCACAATCTATAGGAGTTTCAGAAGTTCCTACATATTCACCTGTATCTCTTTTGTAAAGATAGTAGATCATAGTTGACTCCAACATTAGATTCCACTATGCAATTCTTCAATAAGAGCTTCAATATCTTCTTTCTGTACTTCTTTTCTTGTAGCAAAATCTTCTATTCTGCCATTCAACCAAAATACATATTCTGCATTCTTGAAATCTTTAGAAACCTTTCCTCTCATAACAGGTCTAAAGTATCCAATAGGTCTACTCCAAAGTGTAACATCTTCAGATCCACATTTTTCACATTTTGTCTTTCTACCAACCATTTTATGACCACATGCATTACAAGTTGTTAGGAATGGTGTTTTGGTCATATACTGTATTGGGAAATTCTTAATGATGTTGAATATCAATTCTTCTTGTTGCTCTGGTGTAAGTTCTTCAGCAGTAAAGAGGTGGAATATAGAGCCACCTGTTGCATAAGATTGGAAATGAGAATTAACATCAATCTGTTTCAATAGGTCTCCTTCCTGAAATGGTGCTTGAAATCCAGATGTTAGAAATACACGACCAGTAGAAGGATCACCGTTAACATACATACGTACTTCTTTCATATTCATTACCTCGCTATTGATTTTCTATATGTTGAAATGGTAACCAATAATGTCTTTCGTCTATACCTAACGATTTTGTGAAGTTGTTTATAGCATTCTTATCATCTTGAGTTAGTAATGGATATTCAACTGTCCTGTAAATTGTATCGTTCCTTACATTAGATGCATTTATCATTTGAATTGAATCTAATAGTTTTTCTTTGTATGATAGTACACCTTTATGATTCGAATCAATGGAGAATAAGATGGTTGAATATCTTCGTAATTCATCATCAGTATAAGACTCTTTTATAGGAATCTTTATATCAATTGCAAATGCATCTACATGAGGAATTAATTGTCTGATCTTTTCCGGATTTGTTCCATTTGAATCAATCCGTATGTTGAAACCATAGGATTTTATGAATTGAATGTAGTAAACTAATGTATCAATATTGCATAATGTTGGTTCACCACCAGATATAATAATCCATTTAACACCTAGTAGTAATGCATGTTCCAATTTTTCTTGTAATGTATCATCATCCATTACAGGAAATGACATGGATCTTGCTTCACGATTATGGCAATGATAACAATTTAAATTACACTTAAATGTAGGATAAAGCACCATTGATAATACATTTGGATGATCTTTGAATGTAATAGGAGTATCAATGTGGTAGAACATTACCATCCTCTTAATACAAGTTTGGTTAATTGGTCTAATTCCCTATCTTTTGAAAGAATCATATTACCATCTGATTTAAAATATTTTTCAATTTGTTTTGCAAAAGCAAGATCTTTTTCAGCCATCTTACATGCAGCATTTTCTGATGGAGCATATTCAAGTGAATATAAAACACCATCTCTATGCATAAATTCTTCAAGTTTTACATAAAGATACTGAGCTATTTTATGAGCATATTCTTTTGCTTCATTATTAAACAATCCATCTTCAAAACCAGCATTTATCATTCCTTCATGAACACCTACAACACTGAATATGTTATACAAAGATTTATCATTAGGTTGATAGAATGATAGATATGGAAATAAATCTTCCCAATGTTCCTTTAACCACATTCTTTTTCGTTGTAAAGCTTTAGCACCAACATCTAAAAGATAATCAAGCATATGTTTTAGTAACTCAAAATCTTTTTTAGCTAAGAATAGTAATCTGTTCATATTAATAGCATAAACACCTATTCCACCGACACCTGCACCAGAATGGAATGGGTTAGAACCTGTAACCGTTTCTACCAAGTCAATGTTAAATGTCATTCTGCAGTTATGGACAATTACACCTGATATCTTACATACTCGCGGTGTATCATACTTGTAATTTTTCTTAACAATTTTTGATTCTCCAGTATAAAGGAGAAAGTTATGATATTTATCAACTTCTATATCATATACAGGAATCGGCTTATCCAACTTTACAATTTTCACAGATTTCACACGATGATTAACAACACCAGCTTGCTGTTGTCCTTCCATTAACGCATCAAACCAGTGAGAATTATTTACAATCACATTGTAATGCGGCATATAACGATAAACGTCGGTTCTATGTTTTTCCCACAACTCTTCTGTAATGGGTTGATTATACTTGGATGCTATATACCTAGCTGTTTTTCGTATCTTGGTTTGTAAGGTTTTATATTTTGTAGATGCAATAACTTTGCTTCTAAATCTCGGATCTTGCCATTGTTGTTTAGTTTTTGTAGAATGTAATTTTCTGAAACTTTCATCAGTCCATTGTTGTTTAGCCTTCTTGCTATGGAATTCTCTATCAAAATGGAGTTTTGCATGTTCAGAAGCCGATAATAATTCTAAGTTTTCAATACGATTATCATCTTTTATTCCATTTTTATGATGAACTTGATATTTTCGTGTAAGACCCAATTCGACATTGTATTTATACTCTGCTATATATCTGTGTATCATCTTGTCATTCACACCAGATGCAGTCATGTATAGATAAGCATCATCATAGTCAATCAGAGCCCATTTTAATATTTCTCCAGCCTTCAAATCTTTAGCAGGTTTCCATTCGTTGCGTGCATTGAGAAACAAATGATCTGGTGTACACTTTACCACATATCCATTATCTAGTTCCACATAACACAATTCTTTAACATACCTTGTAATAGCCACCTTATTAATCTTGGATACTCTGAAACGTTTGTTATTCTCGTCAAATGACATAACAAGTGGTAGTCGTTCATTATTCTGATATCTACGATATAATTCTTCAAACGAAACTGGTGATGATGTTTCGACATCAACAACACACATATCGCCTGTAAAACAACAATTCGAGTAAATCATTCCTTCATCAAATGGTTTTATGAAAGGATTCTTTCTCTTGTAAATTGAATCTTTTTCAAAAGGTTCCTTCAAATAATTTTGTACATAGAATCCACCAAACTTTTCACTTTCCTTAAGTAGCATTCTCCATGCTTTATTTGATCTATCAAAATCTTCTGTAATGTTAACGGTTATTAATGGAAATGTGAATGGATTTCCATCAGCATCACCTTTAGCCATTGCTTTAATAAATGCTATGTTAATCCTATCGTAATACTCTGCTGGTATATCACTATAAGTTTTATCAAGCTGTTTACCTGCTATAGTTACAGGATGTGTTTTTAGCCTAGAGTTTGGTTTTCCAAAATCCAATGTAATATTAGAAAATGGACTATTACCACTTCTAAATGGTAAGTTTACATTGTAAAGAAATTCTTGCCAAATATTTTCCAATTCATAATCTGAATACTTTTTGATATTATTAGTTTCTAGATACCAAAGATACCCTGCAGCAATAGTTGATATGTCATTTAAAGATGTTGCACCTGAAACTTCTTGAGCAATTAAACATATAAGATTAGCACATTGCATAAATAAAGACTCTAATCTTTTAGGAGGTTTTGCTTTTCTTTCATTTTTTGCATTGGATTGTAATCCATGAAAAGCTATTGATTCTGCTGATAGACCAATACAATAAGGTGAAAGTTTAAATGTTTGGTGATGATAAGCCCAACCTTCCTCATGATGAATTCTTACAGGTAAACCTTTGTAAATAACATCAAAGAGGTAATCTTTCATTAATTCACCTGTAACCACATGTTCTAATACTGGTAAAGATCTAATAAAGTTTGCATTATTTCTTGCTATATCATGATTTTGAATAAAAAGATCAATGGTTTTGTAGTACTTATTCATGTAAAACCTCCTATCCACATGATGTAATTGACAATGACCCTGTAGTTTGACCAGTTATCCAAGTTTTAGAATCATCTTCATACCAATAAGCTGAATCACTACTTGCATAAAGCTCATTACTTGCATCTCGAATAGTTGAGTGTGTGCTCGTGAGTCGCG